GCCGCAAGGTAATGGATTACTACAGCGCAGCACTTCCACGCCCAGCGCACGATGGTAACAGCAAGTATGTAAGCCAAGATGTGTATGATGCCGTAGAGAGCATGAAGGCTGCACTTCTGGAGACCTTTAGCACAGGCAACAAGACCCTACGCTTTACTCCGCAGGGTGCTGAAGATGTACCAATGGCTGAAGTATGCACTGAGTACACAGACTATGTGCTTCACCGCCAGAACAACCTCTTTGAGGTAATGCAGACGGTCATACATGATGGCCTCATTGCCCGTGCAGGCATCTGTAAGGTCTACTGGGCCAAGCAGTCTGAGAGCCACATCGAGGCCGTTGAAGACCTGACTGAGGATGAGCTTGATACTCTTCTGTCCCAAGACAACGTAGAGATCGAAGAGATCGTTGAGGATGAGTATGGTATCTCCAGCGGTGAGCTGCGTGTTTACCGTGATACATCCCAAGTAAAAGTAGAGTCTATCGCTCCCGAAGAGTTCCTCATTGAACCCCAAGCAAAGTCTCTCGATACTGTCAGCTTCTGTGCTCACCGCACCAAGAAGTCTATCTCTGACCTCATTGAGATGGGCTACGATGAAGACTTGGTGGCAGACATTGCTGACAATGAAGACACTGACTTCGACAACGACCCAGAGATACTATCGCGCTTTGATGACATTGGTGCTGACCGTGGCTTTAACGCCAAGGGCTACCAGCGCCAGACACGTCAGGTAACTGTAGTTGAGGCTTACATTGAGCTTGATGTTGAAGGCACAGGCACAGCCGATCTGTACCGTGTAGTCAAAGCATCAAACGTACTCCTAGAGAAAGAGATGGTAACTCGCCGCCCATTCGTGGCCTTTGTACCGCTGCCGATCCCACATGCTTTCCATGGTAACAACTTTGCTGACAAGCTCGTGGGTATCCAGAACGCTCGTACAGTTCTGACACGCTCCATCCTCGACCACGCAATGGTCACAAACAACCCACGCTACACTGTAGTCAAAGGTGGCCTTACGAACCCTCGTGAGCTTATCGACAACCGTGTTGGTGGTATCGTCAACGTCACACGCCCTGATGCTATCTCTCCAATGCAGCAGGCCTCTCTGAACCCGTTTGTCTTCCAGACCATTCAGATGCTGGACGAAGACAAAGAGGATACTTCTGGTGTCTCACGCCTATCTCAGGGCCTCAACAAGGACGCTATCAGCAAGCAGAACTCTGCTGCTATGGTTGAGCAGTTGGCTACTATGAGCCAGCAGCGACAGAAGATCATTGCTCGTAACTTTGCCAACAACTTCCTGAAGCCACTGTTTACTCTAGTCTACCAGCTAGTCGTAGAGAACGAGAGCGAAGAGAAGATCGTTGAGTTGGCAGGTCGCTATGTGCAGATCAACCCAGCTCAGTGGACTGACAAGCGTGATGTGCAAGTCGAGTTCCACCTTGGCTATGGCGACCAAGAGACCATGGTGCAGAAGTACCTGGCCTTTCACACCCTCTTCTCACAAGACCCAACACTGGGTCAGATGTATGGTCCCGACAAGAAGTTCAAGATGTTGGCTGCTGTACTTGAGAAGTCTGGTATCAAGAATGTTGCTGACTTCCTTACAGACCCAGCACAGATACCTCCACCGCAGCCTGATCCAGCACAGCAGATGCAAATGCAGATGGCTCAGAAGCAGCTAGAAATTCAGGAACGTCAGACAGCCGTGTCAGAGATGAAGGCACAGTTTGACGCTGAAATTGCGAAGATGAAGCTCCAAATGCAGCAGATGCAGGCGCAAGCAGACTTCGCACTCAAATCGGACAAGATGGACCTCCAAGAGAGCCAGCAAGAGCACAAAGAATACGTCAACCTCCAAGAACTTGAGATTGCGCGTAGTGCTGAAGATGTCCGAGCAATCGCAAGCCCTAACGGGTAATTCAACAGGATAACCTATGCCTACACAAGAAGAGCAACTTGTGGTGGCTGGAGATGAAGCGGAGGCGCTACTTGGTGCCTCTGCATTCACTTCTGTCATCAACGAACTTGTCGAACAGACCTTCCAAACCTTTGTCAACACATCGCCAGAGGACCGGGAGAAACGTGAGCAAACCTACAGCCACTATCGCGCATTAGTAGACGTGGTGAACACACTTAAACAGCGAGTGGAAGTGCGTAACAGCATCCACGAAGCAGCAAATGGCGACAACAGCCAAGAGGATCAGTAGCACCATGGATAACGTGCAAGATACTAACTCTGAGCCCCGCGTATTCGATCTAGATGACGCGGCTGATGCAATCTTAGGACGGTGGGATGACGGTGAAGACCTATCAGAACCCGAAGACAAAGATGCGACATCCGAAGACATCGATGAGACAGATGTTGACGAGGATGATACTGAAGAAACCGAAGTCGAAGATGAAGACGATGAGGAACTAGAAGACCCTGACGCTGATGAAGCTGAAGATGAGGAAGACGATGAGGAAGAGGAAGACGATGAGCCACAGCTCGTGTCTGACGAAAGCCTTGTGGAAATCTCCGTCAACGGTGAGCAGCAGCAGGTATCTGTAAAAGAACTCAAGCGTCTATTCGGACAAGAGGCATCTTTAACCAAAAAGTCTCAAGATTTAGCAACTCAGCGGAAAGCAGCAGAACAACAGTTTGCTCAAGCGCAGTTGTCATACCAAAAACTCTTAGAACGTGCAGAAGAACGGTACAAACCGTACACCGACATCGACATGCTGGTGGCCTCTAGGCAAATGGACCCAGAGACCTTCGCCCAGTTTCGACAAGATGCACGTCAAGCAGAAGATGACCTCAAGTTCCTCAAAGAGGAAAGCGGTAGTCTTATGTCCGGAATGCAGCAGCAGAACCAAGCCGCAGTACAAGCAGCAGCTCAAGAGTGCATAAAGGTACTCGAAGAGAACCTGCCTGACTGGGGTGATGAGCTTTATAGTGACATCCGTCAGTATGCTGTGCAATCGGGCTTGCCTCAAGAACAGGTGGATCAATACACCGACCCTAGTGTCATCATGTTGATCAACAAAGCACGTCTTTATGATCAGTCGAAGCAGGCTGCTAAAACCAAGAAAGCAGCAGCTAAAGTGACTAAATCAAAAGGCAGCAAGACAAAGGTCTTGAGTTCTAAGAAGTCCCCACCAACCAAAACTGATGTGAGAACACAGAAGCGCCAAGCTGCGCAACAAAAGCTGCGTTCAAACCCACGTTACGGTGGCGACATAGATGACATTGCCGAAGCCTTAATGGCCCGTTGGGAAGACTAACCACAATCTTGCCTAACAAATTGTAAGGATACAAAAATGGCTACTTATACCACATACGATCAGGTCGGGAAGAAAGAGTCTGTTGCAGACATCATCTCTGACATTACACCTTTCGATACGCCTGCGTTCACCATGTTCAAGAACGAGAAAGTTACAGCTCGTACCTTCTCATGGCTCGAAGACAGTCTTGCCTCAGCGGGTTCAAACGCTGCGGTAGAGGGCGCAGACGCAACTATGGCAACTCTGATTGATGCCGTAGAGCGCACTAACAACACCCAAATCTTGACCAAAGGCTTCCAAGTATCTGCAACAGCAGACGCTATCGGCACCTATGGCCGTGCCAAGGAAACAGCTCACCAGCTGGCCAAAGCACTCAAGGAAATCAAGCGTGATGCAGAATACGCCATGGTTGGTGTAAACCAAGCTGCTGTTGCTGGTTCTGGTGGTGTTGCACGTCAAATGGCTTCTGTGATCAACCAGATCACTACAGCCGTAGATGCTGGTGCAAATGCTACCGATCCGCTTACCGAAGCAAAATTGCTGGTAGCCGGTGAAACAGCATACAACAATGGCTCAGACGTTGACACTCTGATGATCAAACCGGGTGACGCACAGATCGTTGCTGGCTTCTCAGCATCTGCTGGTCGTAACCGTGAGATCGCTCAAGGTAAGACATTGGTCAATGCTATCGACCTGTATGTGTCTCCATATGGCGAATACCGTGTTGTTCTCAACCGTCACCTCAAGACAGACACAGCGCTGCTGATTGACCCATCCATGTTCAAGACATGCACATTGCGTCCATTCACTCGCACACTCCTAGCGAAGAACGGTGACTCAGATCGCCACCACATCGTAGGCGAGATGTCCGTCAAGCACATGAACTTTGGCGACTCTGTGAAGATCACAGGCTTGTCATAAGCACACTTTAGACTTCGGTCTTTAGTTAAGGTCCACTCTTAGACACATAGGTTTTGCTCTCCTTACTGTGTGTCTTTGGGTGGGCCTTTTTACATTTGTGGACGTGAAGGAGGCCAAAGGGGCTCCCAGTGACCACAAAGTTAATCCAATCGAATACTGACTTCATCCACGAAAGTGATGCCTTAGTCAGGAAGCATACACAGAATATCACACAAGCATTCCTAGACGATCTCAAAGACGCTCGTAACGAAAGTACATCGAAGCCTATGGGAGAGTTCCACAAGGTTGCATCTATCCCAACAGTAGTCGCTGAGAAGTGGCTGCGTGAAGGGTTCAATATGTGGGAAGCCACAGGACAAGAGATCATCAAACGCCTTCAGTCTGAGGACTTAGGTATGTTCATGGCAACCGAAAAAAGGGTCTAACAGATGGCTTATAAAACTACAGGCAAGTTCAAGCCCTGCAAGGGATGCACGACACCAATGACATGCAGCAAGTTTGGCTGTCAGAAGCAAGGGGACTAGAATGAACAAAGGTCAAATCAGGAGCCACTTTAAGGCTCTACTAAACCGCAGCGACTGTAGTGATGCTTTGGCCGATACCTTCATCGATCAGGCCCTCACTCGCATCCAGCGTGTACTGCGTATTCCATCCATGGAGAAGCAGCAGGCTTACTCAGTCACCTCTGGAACACCTTTGACACAGGTTGTCATGCCCTCCAATCTGCTAGAGATCATTGATCTACAGTATGATGGTGTTTCCCTTTTGCGTCTGCCTTTACATGAGATGGCCGCAGCTCAGAAGTCTGGAGCTACTGGCAGTCCTGTGTACTTCAGCCGTGAGCGTGAGGTTATCAAGGTCTCCCCTAATCCATCCTCTGGCATCATCTACCTCAACTACTACGGCGAGTTCGATGCACTTACGTCTGACGTTAGCACAAATGTAATAACTAACATTGCCTCAGACCTCCTGACCTACACGGCTCTTGGCTATGCCTCTGACTACTTCCTTGATGAGCGTGGGCCACTGTTTGACACCAAGTCAGGCCAGTTTCTCCTTGAGCTACAAGACCAAGCGAACTCCGCTGAGACCTCTGGCATGGCCCAAGTCATGCGTCCCACTTCTACCTACACAGATTGAGGTGCCCCATGGCTAAATCTTCCTTTTATAGCAGCACTGGTGTCACTGCTGACAATCCTGATGTTGACCCAGTTGCCCCAGAAAACTCTCCACTGTTGGACCCAGTAGCCCCTAGCAACATAACTGCAATCGAAGACAGCAAGAACGCAGCGGCCCTCTCTGAAGCTGCTGCTGCTGCCTCTGCTGCTGCCTCTGCAACCTCAGCATCATCTGGCGCAGCCTCTGCGTCCACAGCCACCACAAAGGCTTCTGAGAGCGCAGCTAGTGCCACAGCAAGCTCCAACTCTGCCGCTGCCTCACAGGCATCCAGAGTTGCATCTGAGGCCGCTAAGGTTGCTGCGGAGACCGCAGAGACTAATGCTTCCACAAGCGCCGCGACAGCCACAACGCAAGCTGGCATAGCAACGACTAAGGCTGGGGAGGCTGCCACATCGGCAACGTCTGCTGCATCATCTGCATCATCTGCTCAGGCGTCTAAAGATGCTGCGCTTGCTGCATTAGATTCATTTGATGACCGCTATTTAGGTCAGAAGACTGCGGACCCAACTTTAGACAACGATGGTGACGCACTGGTTTCCGGCGCTTTGTACTTCAACACGACTGACGACATTATGAAAGTGTATGAAGGCTCTCTTTGGGTAGCAGCTTATGCTTCTCTGTCAGGTGCTTTGCTTGCCACTAACAACCTGTCTGACCTAACCAACGCAGCCACAGCCAGAACTAACCTTGGCCTTGGCACTGCTGCCACTACAGCCGCCACAGACTACGCCACCGCTGCTCAGGGTGCATTAGCTGCTTCAGCTACACAACCGGGCGACTTAGCTACCGTGGCCACTTCTGGTGCCTACGGCGATTTGTCTGGTACGCCTACTCTTGGCACTGCATCCACTTCTGCTGCCACAGACTTTGTTGCTGTGTCTGGCGATAGCATGACTGGCAACTTGTCCTTCGGCGACAACGACAAGGCGACTTTTGGTTCTTCTGCGGATTTGCAAGTGTATCATGATGGGTTTACAGCTTGGATTGATAATATAGAGACAGGTACTAAAGACACTGCAATAAGAGTAGCTGATGGGGGTTACATCACACTTAAAGCAGGTTCTGATAACTTAATACAAGCAGTAGGTAATGGTAGCACATCTATTTACCACAACGGCTCCACCAAACTTGCCACCACCACCACAGGCATCGACGTAACTGGTACAGTGACAATGGACGGTGCTACAACGTCTGCAAACATAAACTTTGGTGATAACGACAAGGCTATCTTCGGTGCTGGCAGTGATTTGCAGATTTTCCACACAGGATCATATTCTGCTATCCGTGATGTAGGAACTGGTGGGTTGTTTATCGGCGGTGAAAACTACGTTGATATTGGCAACGCAGGAGCCTCAGCCACTTATGCCCGTTTCCACAAAGATGCCCAAGTTGACCTTTACCACAACAACTCCGTGAAACTCTCCACCACCACCACAGGCATCGACGTAACTGGCACAGTGACTGCTACATCCTACGCAGGTGATGGCTCCAACCTTGCGGGTGTTTTACGCAAAGGTGCGGACATTGGCGCAAGTGTTGACTTAAACACCTACATAACAGACGGCTATTACCACCAAAACTCTAACGCAAACGCAACTAGCGGCACTAATTACCCAGCGGCTCTTGCAGGGATGCTGACGGTTACGTCTGATGGCAACATGGTGTACCAAAAGTATCAGACTTATGATGGCAATGGCACATATCAACGAACCAAATACAACGTAGCAGGTTGGTACGACTGGGATAAAATTCTTGATAGTGGAAACCTAACGACCACTGGTACACTCACAGCCACAGCCTTCGCAGGTGATGGCTCTGCCCTTACAGGTATTGCAGCGGGTGCAACGGGTGGCGGCTCAGATGACATCTTCTACGAGAACGGTCAGAACGTGACCACGAACTACACAATCACAAACGGCAAGAACGCAATGTCGGCTGGCCCTATCACGATTAACTCCGGTGTGACTGTTACAGTCGGTGCTGGCGAAACATGGACGGTTATCTAAATGGCTACTATTAAACTTCAGGGTAATGCTAGTGGGTCGGGTACTGTAATTCTCACAGCGCCCAATACTAACTCTACACGGACTATTACACTACCTGACACCGACACAGCTTTGATTAGCGGTGCGCCTGTTGTAAGCACGTTAAACGGTACAGGTACGATTGCTCTACAGAACGATACTGGTGTTTCCTCCGTGACAGACATTGGCACTGGTAAATATCAGTTTAACTTTTCAAGTAACTTTTCAACGGCGACCTACTATGCGAGTGGCACAGGGTCTCACAATCAGTCAGTTTACTGGGAATACCTTGCAGGTAACCATCAAGGTGGTCAGCAAGATAACACTCGAACTACATCACAGTGTAAGGTGGGTTCATGGAATTCGGGCTTTGTAGACACCCCCTCTGTTGGTCTTATGGCATCGGAGTAGAACATGAGCACTTACAGAGTAATCTTCGAAGACCCAGAGCAACCAGAGCAACCCGCAATGGTGCTTGTCCCTAGTGACAACTGGCTAGAAGAAGCCAAGGCTGGGCTACTGCCACCCATCTCAGTTTACTGGGCTTTGCAAGACGATGAGCAACAAGCCATAGCTGAGGGTCGCCACGACAACTTTAAGCATGACCCAGAGAAACACGCAGCACAGTGGACTGCCCCTCGTATCGGTCCTCTCACAGAAGAAGAAGCCATTGAGTACCTCATCATGAAAGACATCCCTCGTCACATCTGGTCGGTGGAGTACAACAGACCAATGTTTAAGATTGTTAAGACAGCAGATGTACCGTCTGACAGACAGTTCCGTAATGCGTGGAGGTTAGCAGCATGAGTACAATTAAGGTAGATAACCTACAGACTACAGGTGGTGCTGGTCTTTACCCTGCACGGGCTTGGGTGAACTTTAATGGCACTGGAACAGTAGCTATTCGTGATGATGGTAATGTAAGCAGTATCACCGACAACGGTACAGGCGACTACACGTTAACCTTTGATAACGCCCTCTCCTCTAGTAATTATGCTGGTTTCTTCCTGTCGGGTAACTTGGGAAGCGGGGCTTATCATGTGCTTTCTCCTCATACTGCCTCAACGACTTCACTGAGGTTTGAAGCAGCCACCACCACCGCCGCCAAAATTGACAGAAACTTTGTGACTTTAGGATTGGTGCTGTGATGAGCAATTACAGAGTAATCTTTGAAGACCCGCACACTTCCCATGGAGCAACAAAATGACACAAACCTTTATCAAGATCGGCGCAACAAGCTATGACGCCGCAGACTATGAAGTACCAGCAGAACGTACCTTCCGTGGTGCTTGGGAAGCTAATGCTGATACTGGTGTCATCTCTGTAGACATGGCAGCAGCCAAGGACATCTGGCGTGACAAGCTACGTCAGGCTCGTATTGAGCCACTGGCTGCACTAGACACAGCCTACATGAAGGCACTTGAGACAGGCGCTGACACGACACAGATCATCTCTGACAAGCAAGCCCTGCGTGATGCACCTTCACTAGCAAGCATTGACGCAGCTACTACTCCTGCTGAACTCAAAGCAATCCAACCCATCCCTAACGTAACGGTGGAATGATATGGCTAGTGTAATACGAGGTAATGACAACTTTGATAGTGCTATTGGCGGTAGTACAGACCTTGGTGCTGTTGGGACTTATGCTTGGATGTTTAGCACAACAGCAAGCACTTCTGGTATCACATCCAACAGCACTTATTCTGGCTCTGGCTTGAGATATAATGGTTATACCACATCAAATATATATGATGGAAACCTTTATAGTTATGGAAATACCGCTCCGTCTGCTCCGTCAGGTACTTGGCGTGCTATGGGACACGCTCAAGATAATAGGTACAACCATTACAATGCTACTTTATTTGTAAGGATTAGTTAGATGAGCATTACAATCACAGAAGTCCGTAATGCGGCATCACTACAGTCCGACAACCTCCGCATGGACGTAGAGATTAACCACCCACAGTACGGCTGGATACCCTACCTGCTGACTGATTATGACACCGACACAACCATCGACAACGATGCAGTCATGGCTTTGATCGGCACAGACTTTGCAGCATATGTTCCGCCAACACAGGCAGAGCTTGACGCAGCACTTGCGTCAGAGGTTCGTGCTGATCGGGATGGTCGCCTTACAGAAGTAGATGCTATTGCTGGTAATGCACTGCGCTGGGCTGACCTTACATCTGCCAAGCAAGCTGAGTGGTCTACATACCGTCAGGCTCTCTTGGATGTCCCACAGCAAGCAGGCTTCCCAACTGACATTACATGGCCCACTAAGCCTAGCTAATGAAAGAGCAAGACGGTTGGCACATCTCCAAAAGTGTCCCCGCAACTCTCCTCCTTGGCCTTATGACACAAGCTGCTGCAATCGTCTGGACAGTCAGCATGATGATGGCAGACATCCAGCAGAACACTGAGAAGCTCATAGCTTTCTCTGAGCGTGTGAACAAAGTCGAGAACATGGTACAAAGCCAAGCAGTCAGCATGGCCCGTATCGATGAAAACATCCAACATATCCGAGGTGCTGTCGAGAAGATGGCTGCGGATTAACCATGCTCTGTACATTGGTGTTCGTTGGGTACTCCCATTCGTTCATCAATGGCAGAGGCAGCTGGTTCCACAAGAAGTGCTACTACGCCTGTGATGCCCCTTTGAACGGTGGTTGGTACAACCGTGTCTGGGCAGTATCCCCAAACTACACATGCAGCAGGAGGATAAAGGTTAACAATGATTGACCCTTTCACCGCCTTGGCTTTAGCAGCAGGAGCCGTGAGCAACGCCAAGAAACTTATAGCAGCTGGTCGAGATGCCTCTTCCGCCCTCAGTAAGTTCGCAGGCTGTGTCGCAGACGTAAACTATGCATCGGAGAAGGCCAAGAACCCCGGTCTAATTGCAACTCTAACTGGTTCTGCCGAGCAGCAAGCAATGGACGCCTTTACTGCCCACAAGAAGATGCAGGCTCTGCGCAAGGAGATAGAGACCATAATCCTTTTCCAGCACGGGATGCAGGGTGTCGAGGAATACAAAGAGACTTTACGCAAGGTCAGGGCTCAGAGGCGCAAGACCCTATACAAGAAAGCAGAACTCAAAGCAGCCCTAATCGATTGGACGATAGGCATCCTATTCACTCTGGTTGCCATAAGCATCTTTGGTGGTGTCGTCTGGTTGATCGGCAAGAAGAACGGAAATTGGTAAGCGGTATGTAGACGCTAAGTAAGGAATAACAACATGACAATCGCAATGGAACGGGTGTTGGCTTGGAAGCTAATGCCCCGTCTGATGATGCTCGTTATGACCTTCATGTATATACAGGTTCTGTATTGGTTCATGGGTCTACCACCAGAAGCAATGACATCACAAGCAACTGCTCTGACAGCAACCGTAACTGGTGCCATGACTGGTGCTTTTGCCGTTTGGTTAGGACATGAGAAATGATCAGTATTCTTACAAGTGCCGTAGGTTTAGCGACTAGCTACCTCGATGGCAAAGCAAAGATAAAGACAGCGGAAGCTGAGACAAAGATGAAGCTGGCGACTGGTGAGATTAGTTGGGAGCAAGCTGCCATTGAAGCATCAAACAACAGCTGGAAAGATGAGCTTTGGACTGTGGTCTTTGTGCTTATCCTCGCTGCTAATTTTGTTCCTAGCTTACAGGACACCATGGCATCAGGATTTGCTAATCTTCAGAACTGTCCCGCGTGGGTTCAAGCTGGAATGTATGCCTCAATAGCGGCTTCGTTTGGCATAAGAACACTCAAAGGATTTAAGAGATGAGTGAAGCAATGAAGACCCTCCAAGAGAAGGTTGGTGTTG